CTGCCTTAAATAGCAAGCTCAAAGGTGTGCCAACATCCTCATTCTTTGTGTTCCTAGCAAACATATTCCATTCGTTAGGATAACGCAGAATATCTGACATCGGAGTACCATCAGGCAATTTGCCAGGAGTAAGTTTTAGAACTTTCCATTTGCCTAATTCTTCGTCATATCTAACTTCATCGTTAATACGACGAGGAACAATTAAATTACCAAGGTTCATAGTCTTAGTAATCCAAACGAAATTTTTTCTAACTACCTTACCCTGCTTTTCAGTCTCTGAAGGTATTTCTTCTGCTTTAACAGAAAACTCGATAAGAGTTGCACCCGGATTTGTATCATCTTTGAGATCGATATTCTCAAATCCTTCAACCCCTTCAATGTCAGTAATGTTTCTTAGCATATATTCCTTATTAAAAAGGGGAGGAATTACCCTCCCCCATTAGTTAGTCAGTCTCACCAAGGTTGCAAGTGATGATCGTAGTCGCCTGACACTCAACCGCTGTGATAGTGGTAGTAGTGACAAGAGTAGTAAGACCAGCAATTACGCCCTCATCGACGTTTGCATCGTCAATTGCGCCAGCCGTTCCCGATAGAGGGAAAGCAAGAGCGCCAGCGGTCATATTCTCAGAACGAACTTTAATGCCTCGTCCCAAACCGCCACCAGGACCACGGAATAGCCAGCCATAATCAGCAGAAGCAAAAGCCACCTGATTAAGACCAAGAAATTTCGGTCCAGTTGCAATGTCCGCAGCTTCTGTCATTTCAGCAAGCCATGTGCCCGCTATAATGGAAGCATTGGTAATGTGACAAAGACTATATGCAGTCAGCGCTTCGGCTGCCTTTACATAGATCCATTGTCCACCTAAGTTATCTTCGCTAACCGTACCAAGAGGAAACTGCGCGGTTGTTTCTGTTACTTCGTAACGAACGCCCTGCAAGTCCTTTGGGTAAACACCATTTAGTGCCATAATAAATCCCCTTTAAAATTAAGTGTTGTTTAGGTTTCCTAACCGACGGAAGTTATTTCCAGTCAGCTGACCCATCCAAGCCAAGTACTCAATCTGAGCATCTTGGTTCCATGAATCCCGCTTAGGAAGTCTTACTAGGTTACGATTCGAGTGTGGGTTAAGTTCCAACACTTCAGGATCCAAGAAATACATAGTATTTGCTGGCATACCCGAAACTGTCGGCTCTAGCACAACTTCAGAATCTTTGTATTGATAGGTTCTAAAGCCTATTTTACCTAGTGCGCCTTTCTCCTGATTGATTCTCTGGAGCGGATGAACGTTTTGCTCAAAGAATCTAAAGGTTGCGTTATCAGCCAAAATAACTTTGGTTTTTGCTCTATAGCTTTGCAGCAATACGTCAAGAGCATCCATATAGTTTACAATGTTAGAAGCTGACAATGCAGCGCCACCATCTGTAGTTGCTCTGTAGTATTGATTTGCAGCGAAAGAGTAAGAAGCTCTAGCGATACCGCCAACTGTTCCAGTTCCAGCAGCAGTAATCAAAGCTTGCAGACCATTAACCTGATTTGATGCAGAACCATCCGATAGAATATCAATATTAAATTCGTTCTCGAATGTTACTTTAGCGTTCATCACACGAGATTTAATCAAATCTCTGTTCTGTGAACGTCCCATGTTCTGCAATAATTCACGGCCATGAGCCTGAATGTTAATTGCTACCTGACTCCAAGGATAGGAAAAGGCAGTAAATACATCATTGCTGTTTGTATTTAACTGTTCCGGTCCTGAGTAGCGCTTGTAGCTACCATTTTCAGCGTACATGATAGGACGTACAATTGTCGGTCCACCATCAATGGTGCGAACTGAGCCGTACTCTTTCAGCATTGCTGTAGTAGCATTCTTTGTAAGGATCTGATCCATTAACTCATCTTGGAGTTCCTGGACCGTTACGGATAATAGCTCCGTATAGGTACTATTTGGACTAGCCATTTTATAATTGCCTCGTTTAAAGTTTTTCTAAGAGAAAACTGACTTTAAAGACCTAAACGCTCCATGGCGTTATCAATCGCATTGTCAGCAATCTCGCTAAAGTTGTTACCTTTTAAACGAGGACGAGGAGCCATTACACCAGATGCAGGAGAGCCAGTAACAGAACTTGCTGCAGCTCTTGCTTTTTGAGCATTCGCTGTTGCAGGTTTGGCCACAGGTTTTACAGTATTAGTATTCATGCCAAACATTTTGCGAACCTCACCAACTACATATTCGTATGCGTTGTTAAGGGCTTCTTGTTTTGACATTTGCGGATTGACTCTCTGAATAGCCTGTAAAGCATTTGCAATCTGTGGCTCGTACATATCCACAAAATTACGCCTTACCTGACCTAAAGAATCAGTTCCGCTCTTAAAGTTTTCAAGCTCTTGATTTACGACCTGCATTGATTGCTGCGTCTTCCATTCTTCAATGGCTTTCTCGGCTTTCTCTGCACGTTCTAAGGCTTGTCTTGCTATAGGATCTTCATACTGTTCTGCACTCGGTGCGGATTCCCCGCCCCCGTAAAATGCTTGCGTCAGGTCTTCGGGAGTAATTCCGCTAGAACGCATCAAATGAGTAAAATGTTTTATAGGATCTGACTGAAGATTATAATCCCAGGCTCTATACCTGTGGAGTTCTTCGATCTCATCCTTAATACCGTTTACTGTCATTCTGGCTTTGTGCTTAGCAATCTTTTCAGGATTGTTTTCAAAATCAGCATAAAGTCTATTCTGGAAATTTCTACCTTTCTCTGACTCCGCAGCTATCCGATTCGACCATTCAACACGCTGTTGTTCTTTGTTCAGAACAATCTGTCTGATTGCTCCAACATCACCCTTGGCGAAGGCCTCTTTTTCTTCGGCTGTCCAAAATGGAGGTGCCTCGATTGGCGGTGCGTCTTGGGAAGCTTCTGCCTCCTGTTCTACCGCTTCAGATTGAACCTCATTCGCTTGCTGGACAGAAATTTGTTCTGCCGGATCTACTGCCGGTGCTGCTTTAGCTGCCTTAGTTGTAGGAGTGGCGCTCTTTTCTTTCTTAAACTTGCCGGTTGTCTCATCGCGGCTTTTAGCTTGCTTTTTAGATACTGGTTCAGGCTTGGAATCATCGGTTTCCTTTGCCGCTACTATGTCTTCTTGCTGATCTTCGGTGATTGTTTGTGATGTTGGCTCAGACTCGACTTCAACTGACTCTGACTCAGTAGGAACTTCAGCAATTTTAGCCTCTGCTCTTTCAAAGGCTCTTTCAAACATTTCATCGTCAGCTACGGCCATTATTTGTACCCTAAATCTCTCATTGCTCTTTCAGTTAATTGCTGATTCATATTGCGATACTCATTTCGTTTTGCAGGATCACTTAATATGCTTTCAGCCTTTTGAATTCGGTCCATCACAAGAGAATCTGTTATCTTTTCTTCAAACGAGTGCTGCTTTTCACTCATTAAATCGTTACCAACTACACGGAAACCAGCATTGTGCACATCTCTAAGATATGCAGATTTAGAATCGTAAATCTTACCAGTAGCCATATTTCTTAACGGGGCCATAGTATCTTGCTGCACATACGCTGACTTATTTTCTGTCTTAGGAGCTATATAGAATCGGCCCTTTTCACCAGTACCATATTTAGCGGGCCAAGAGCTTTCACACTTATCGCCGTAGTTAAATATTTTAGACTGAATCTTTTCAGACATATTTCTTATAATGAACAAATAAAAACTTGGCGCAACTACAAATCTTCATGCATAAACATAAAAAGTAATAGCTCCTCCTCTTCCGCCATTAAAAGGATCATCTTAGCAATGGAAGATTGTAATGATCGTAAAATCCTTAACTCTGCTTCTTTTTCCTTTTCTAATTCTATTTCAGGATTAATCTTATCTATTTTCTGAGATATTTCTGATAATTCTGAGAATCTTTTCTTTAATTCAGGCGATTGCGGAAGGTTCTCGACTTCCTTCCGCCTCAGAGCCTCGGCATTTATCACCTCCTTTTTTGGTTTGTACGCATCCCCATTAGGTTCTAGACCGCTAGGATCTATGAACTGCTTAGGGTTTAGCATAAAAAAGAAAGTCATTATTTCTTAGTCTGTTTAATTGCCTTTTCAATATCGGCTTTAGCTTCACTTATCTTGGCAGCAGCTTCTAGTAGTTTAGGGTCTGAGCCTGATAAGTTAACCTGATTCATTAGGCTGTAACAAAGACTTGCCGTATCACCATCAATTGTCAGCTTTACTCTAGTAGGCTCTTTCGGTGCATCTTCAGCGAAAGAAGGGATAGCGATTAATAGTACTAGTACTAATATTAGTTTTTTCATTTTATTTTCCTAAGTTAGTTAAAAACTGCTGTGCAAACGTAGCCAATTGAGTGGCAAGTTGTAATTTCGACGCCTCTAATGTAGCTATTGCTGCTGTGATACTTTCTTCTCTAGCGTTAAGTAAGGTTGCAGCACTTTCTATTTCACCGCTTAGAAGTCGTTCGTTTATATCTCTTATCTTTCCTAAGATACCCTGAACAATTTCTATGCGCTCGTTCTGTGTTTTTAAACGCTGATTTTCTTCGTCTGTCATATTTCCCCTTTAAGGTGCTAACCAACCATAATTTTTTAACGCCAAAACAATATCGTCAATCGTGTACGCTGCTCCACCAAGACCGCCATCAAACGTAGAGTCATCGGTAACTGTAGTACCACCACCAGCAGAAAATCCGGCTGTAGATCCAGTACTTCCCTGCTGTGCAACTGGAGAAGTTCCAAACACTCCAATACCATTAGAATCAAAGGCCATTAGCAAAGAGCCGTTACCATAGAGGCCCATAGCCCCAGTACCAGAGTCCTGCATTATATAGTTAGTTCCATAGGTGGTAGATGTTCCACCCATATATAACTTTTGGTCATTGGTAATTTGAGTAGTACCTTCAAAGATTCCAGCCCAGGCAGTATCGGTAAGTGTTGTAGTGTAAGCTCCTGGGTTTAAGCCTCTGATAGAAGCTCTAACAAAAGTAACGTTCGTATGTGAATTGGCATTGGCCCCGATTGTTCCTCTGACGCCATCAATTGTGATAGTCCCAGGATTTGTAAGAGTAACGGTCCTAGTACTAGTAACAGCCCCCTGTCCAAGAAATCCAGTAATCTGTGCACTCAAAGATCCTAACGGATCTGTTCCAGAATCATAGTTAGTAAAAGTAAAATTAGAGGGCACAGGAGAAGTTCCGCTTCCTTGATAGTTGATAGTAAATTGCAGTGCGCGTGCTGTATTAGAACTACCTGTATAAGCAAATGTGGCATTGAATACGGAACTTCTAGCAGCACTCGTTAAAGAGGCTCCTCCATTTATGAAAGCACCATTCGCACTAGGAGCCTGGCCGCCAAAGGTCATTTGATCTAATCTTACGGAGCTTTGAGCACTCGATCCGTCACCAACCCAAAGATAACCAGTACCAGCTACAGCAGGATTAAGAACTGCATTAGTTCCGTTGTGAGTCAAAGACAACCTAGAGCCCGAATCTCCGATTGATATTGTTTGACCATCGGTAGGTAATAAAATATTTGCAGTATTAAATTGATAAGTGGTCGCTACATTAAAATCCATCTGCCCGGCTGAAGACGACGTAATCTTAGTCGTAAAGTTACGCATGTAATAACCGCCAGCACCTTCTGCAAAGAATTCAGCGTTATTAGTGCCAAGCGCCATCGGCTCTGAATAGTAGCCGTATTGATTTGTGAGAGTTCCAAGATTCCCGGTAACGGACGCAGCATGATATTTAAAATAATCAGTGATGACATCACCTGGAGAGATATTCCCTCCTTCAGCTCTAAATTGATACCATTTTGGAATAGTAAACCCACCAGTGGATCCAGGGAATCCAGCAGCATCGTATTCAGAAAAGAGCGGTACAGTTGCAGCGCCAGCATTACTAAAACTAGCTGATGTATTCACAAGCGCAAACTTAGATAGTGAGCTTGTGTAATTTATGTTAGAGCTAATGATTGAATTAAAATTTAATCCTTTAACGACTACCCCTGATGCTGGTTCGGACGCCGTAGTTGACCATGTTAAAATCGGATTAAATACGCTAGCTAATCCTTGGCCTAATCCACCGCTTGTTAGAGGATTTGCTGCTTGGGTAACTGATAATTGATAACCTACCAAATTACCAACCGCAGTGTTTGTAAAAGTCTGATTTACTCTTGAGCTTGGCCTAAAAGTTTGAGTGCTCGTATTAACTAACGGGGTAGCAAAGAGGGAAGAATTATCGCTGTAAACATCCCATGCAGGAGTAGTACCAAAATTTAGCTTACTATTCGTATTTAATCTAAAGCTACTACCTGAGAAAACCTCATTAGTTCCGTCCGTAGTATGAGTAGAGATTCCGTCAATGGCACCGGCATTATCCCATAGAACTTCAGTATCACTCGCAGTGAAAGATGATGCAGGAATAGCGGAAATATTTATTGTCGCAACTGCCGCAGAGTCGGAGCATGTAATGGCAGAACCCACGCAATCAAGGCTAAAATAAACGCCTTTATAAACACCTTCGTCGAATATGCGAGGAGGTGGATCAGCCGCGAATACCGAATTAACAATTAATAGACTAGTTAAAAGCCAAGAAAGTAACGCCCTCTCCATCTACTGTCGCCTTTAAAAAAAGTAAATTTAAATTTGTGACCTCAAAAGTTTCTGATTGTAATGCTAACAAAGGACGGCCTAATGTATTATTCGTTACCGTACTTTTAACCCAAATCGTTCCAGTATTAGATTCCTTTGCTACTATAATGACTTTCTTGCAAGCTTGACTTGCTGCCAGTGCTTCTGGATTAGCTGCTAAAGTAATGTCTTTCTGCCCCTCTGTTACACTAGAATAACCAGATGGCGTTACCGAAAAAGAGTTAAGAATGTTACCCGCGTCATCAGTAATCATTATTAACTGATATTTTCGCCCTGCAATTGGAACAGTAGCTACCGGAATGGCCGGGTTATTATCAAGATAGCTATTACTAACTAAGGTGGTTTCAACAGCCATTATTTAGTACCGTCACTTACCTCAGTTGAACGTCCTACTAAATCACCATTAGGTAGACGCTTCATTGTTACCTCTTTAGAGCCGCCTGAATTATGAATGTGGATAGCTGGAATAGCTGGAGCATTTGTTTTTGATCCGCCTTCCTTACTCTCGCCATCAGCCTTTTCTTTATTCTTTGTTACATGATCAGAGATTAAAGATAACCTATCATGCACTGATGATATGGCTTTATGGTGCTCATCCGATACTGTTTTAAGGGTGAGTAACTGTAACTCCTTAGCCGATACTGCCTGGTTAAACGATTCTTTTGCCTTAGAGAATTCTTGCGTGAATTGCTCTTTGAACACATTAAGATCATGGCTCATCTTATCAAGCTCAGCTTTAGAGAATACTTTAGCACCCTCAAGTTTTAGCTTTTCCATGCCAAGAGTAAAATCATTATTCATCTGCTGAGTTTTAATATTCAACTCACCTATGGCTTTCTGACCATCTTGTTGAATTCTCATCTGCTCATTTTGAACCTTCATTGGCTCAGTCTGAGCGAGAGTTTGAGCTTGAATAATTGCAGGGTCAGGAGGCGTTTGTGGTGGATTCTCTTTAGCTTGCTTAATAGATGCCTCAATCTGTTCTATCGCACTCTCTAACGATCCCTCTACAGCCCTACCAGTTCTTAACGCTCTAACAGTATGAAGTGCAGCTTGCAACATTGGTGATAACATTTCAGGCCTAAACTGAGAAACAGCTTGCACGTTAGAAGATAACGTAGCCATTGCTTGCATAAACTCCATCCATCTACCGGCAGTCTCAGCCTCATCAATGGCAATAGTTGAGTCAGTCTCAATATCAACGCGGAAAGTACGAAGCCTATCATCTCTAAGCAATGATAAAGCTGCTCCATAATTAGCTTGCTTTTCAGGTGGTAATTGCTGAGCACCACACATTAAAGCGATAGTCTCATCGGCAAATAATCCGGGCTCAAATATAATCTCGGCTACTTTAGATATAATCTCCCGACAGAATCTTTGAACATCAGCACTCTTTTCCGTCTGCTTAATAGCAATCCAGTGCGCTTTTCTTTGCTGTGCCTCTGCTGTTTCTTGAGAATCTGTAATCCCTCTAGCAAAGTCAGGAATACCAGTGATTAAATCGATTAGTTGTAATAATTCTTGAAACCTTGCTTGCAGTGGTGGTAATGCTTCAACGCATCTTTCAAAAGGAAACCAGTCAATAACACCTTTTAACCCACCCTTTTCAGCTAATTGCATCCATAAATCTGATGGTGCTGTCTGCCCATTCTCAAGGTCAAGCATACTCTTAATCGTATCGCCGTATTGAGAAGCATGAACACCGACGACTCGAACGCAATCAACAATCTCAGAAATTTGCTTAGCTATTGAATCAGCCTCTTTGGCTAATCTCTCATAGATTTTAAAATCAGGAGTCGGATAAACTGTATCTGTTGTGGTAGTTGCAACTAGCGGATTAGGTGATGAGTAAAAATCGCTAAGGTGAAGCTCATCTTGCTGAACATCAAGCACTGAATCTTTATATCCATCCGATAACCATATCTTTAACTTGCCTTCCTTATCCTCAATTTCCCAAACCTCAGCTTGTGCAAGAATCTCATCATCAGCTTCATTTCTCTTTTTACGCTTATCAGACGATAGTTGCACTTTCTTACCAAGAGCACCGAATCTTTCTACTAACTGAGAACGAGTCATGAAGTGACGCTTAGAGCGCCATCGTTGTTCAAATGGATTCCTTTCTAAGGAGTGGAAATAATCACCCCAGAATACATAATCAATATAAACCATCTCGGAGTTAGGCTTTACTATTTGCTCTACCCCAATCTCTTCGCCTTCTTCTAATCCAGGCACCTCACCCATTTCATCTTTAGCTGCCTCAAAATCAGCTTTGTAACGAATCCATACCTGACCACGACCTGGGAGTAACCTATCCTCTACGGCTGATTTAAGAGCGTAGTTAAATCTATCTTGCTGAGATTGTAATACAAATGATGTAGCCCTTTCTGCTATCTCACAAGCTAATCTACCAATAGGATCAGAATCACTAAATCGACGCTCTACTACAACCTTTGGCATTCGAGCATACAGTAATGGCTTTTGAACCTGAACATTACTCCATAAAACATTATACATGGACTGAGCGATACTATCCTCGCTTTTTTTCTCATCCATTGCATCTGCATTGCGATAAGCCTTTGTTATCTTTTCGCCCTGACGCTCAAATACTCTTTGATATTTGGAATCTTTAACAGCGCAGATCTCTTTCCACCATTTAAGGTAAAAGCCTTGGTCTGTTTTATATTTCGCTAGATTCTCTTCCTGATTAGAAACTTCAACTTCCGTGTATTCGCTCATTTAAACCTTTGGTTGCTCATAAAATTCACGCTCTACTCTAGCTATAAATTGAACATAATCATCTGGTGTTTCTGTGCGTAGGCGATTACGCATCTTTTCGCCTAATATAACAGCTTCTTTTTTGGATATATCAACGTGGTTACGAGCTGCACATTCAAGGACTTCTTTCGTAAAGGCAAGCTGAATAGAAGCCTCTAACTGCAAAGCTTCTCTAATTATCTTTCTAGGAACTCCTGTCATAGATCCTTGAACATCATTTTACAAAAATAGCCCTTCTCTCTGGACCAATGATCGACTGGTTTTATAAAGATTCTTTTCCCAGTCTTAGAACGTCCTTCCCATTCCCACCCTTCTAATGATGATGGGTTTAGACCACCGAATGAAATATCCATATCGCCTAACAGATTCTTAAGAACGACATCAAGTCGAACATATTCACGGTTTTTCTCAGCGGGAACAAAAATAGTAATTGTATCAGCTTTCATTTTTTACGCCTTAGCATAGCCTCTCGTTGCTTCCACAATTGCTCGATTGTAGGTGTTTTATATTTCTCTGCAAGAGGCTGTTCTTTAGGTGGTGCGGATTTAGCCCATGGACGGGCCATTACTTGATATCTAGTCATCTCCCCGTCGTGATCGTCACCTTGAGCTATATCATTAGGATCTCCAAGGGTATCGTGTTGCAATGCTCTAACGGCCTCAAAAGAATCTTCGCATTCTTCCATCCAATAAATCATCGGTCCTTCGTCTCCACCAATTACTCGCTCTTGAAGTTGTTGCCAACCATGGACTCGCCTCATGTCGGCCCGTGCAAAATGAATGCCGTACTTAGAAAACTCCTCAAATATAGTTACGCCTAATCCCATATCTTTTTTAATGTCTCCACCAACTACTCGCTGGACAATAGGAGGATCTTTTAGCTCTCTAAATTTGATGCCCTTTGCTACTTCTTTAACTGTGGTTTTTGGGCGACCATGCCCTCGATAAGTTCGATAGCAAATTATGGCGTTTCTAGGGATCTTAATTACCTCTCCTGATACGGCAAGATTAGCACTAACGTTGCCGTCACTTACAGCCCACCAGCCAATACTAAAAGGATCAGCTTCACCAGCCGATCCCCAATCCATAGACATCATTCTAGTAAGATAATCAGGTAAGGCTATGTTCTTTATTAAATGCACGTCTCTTTGTAGATCTGGAAAATACGAGCCAATCACTTGATCCATATCGCCTTCGAGAAGAGCCTTAATCATACGAGGTGGTAGAAAGCTTAGAGTAGCTGCATATTCTTCTGGGTTTACGGACGGATTATCTTGAAGTAGTGCTTGAATAAACTGTCTGCGGCGGCCGCCTTTATCTTTAGGCATCTGCCATATTGGATATGGATCGTCAGCGGTTTTTCGCTTTTTCCATTCATCAGAAAAGTTCTTTTTAAAGAAGGCATGGCCTACATTACCTGGATTAAAAGTATAGAGGACTCGTGGAAATAGATGCTTATATTTCTCAGGAATATTAAGAGCAGCAGGCATACGGTTACGACCGAATAACATCCTAAGCATGAACTCTGTGAACTGCTCAGCCTGCTCGACTATTAAAAAATACATTTCCGGACCAAGCCATTTGAATATGTCTTTTTCATGCTGACATGAACAAAGGAATATCTTTGAGCCGTGCCAAAACCTCACTTCATTTTTAACTATCTGTACCTTACCCGCATCAACCCACGGTTTTAAAAGCATCGGCAATGAAGTAACGCCTTCCATATGGTTCTTACGAAGTTCGTTATATTCACGACGGAATAAATAGACCTGAAGCCCCGGAATGGCAGCACAGAAATGAATGGCCATTATCCGACCTAAATGAGACTTTCCACCTCCAGCAGCACCACCGTACGCCAGTTCGTTTGATTGAGATAAAAATGCTAGTCCTTGTTTAGGATGTAAGGAGGCATCAACTATGGCTTGTCTTTTACTTATCTGGGCTGAGGATTGTAACATTCATTACAGGCACAATATCTGCGCCACCCTTACCTGATATCTCTTGCTTAACTGTCTCTCCATAATCAGCGGGAAACATACGAGATGCTATTTTAAAATCAGTATCTACTTTGAGGCGCGCCCTATTAACTGGAGTGTTATCACTTCTAACTCCCTCTTCGACTAACTGACCTTTATAGTATTTCTTATAGGGCTGGAGATCTTTCGAGTCGTCATGTGCTGTTTCATGACCATTCCAGAACCAATAATCTATACATGCTTTCCGCGCTCGTGCGTAGCTTATGCGCAACCAATCGTCTTCTGGCGTAGGATTTTCATCATCATTGTATAGCCATCTACACCAAGTCTGCCAAGTAATATCTGAATTATATACCGCTTTTACGGCTGAGGTGCCGTTGCACATTTGATCGAATACTTTTTGTGCTTTCTCTTTAGTAAATACGGTAGGACGGCCACCCTGATCACCGTCATGCTTTGGCACAATCTAACTCCTTCAAAGCTTCTTCATATAGGTCACGTATAAGCTCATCGCTATATTTAACCCCAGGCGTAGCTTGTACTAGAAAGCCTATTTTAAACCACTTGAACTGCGTATCATCGCAATTGGGGGTTTTAGGGGTTGAGTTTGTCATATCGTATATATCAGACTACGGTCTTATTCTTAGCTGATAAGAACTTACCAACTGCCCAAGAAACCGCAGCCAAGGCTAGTTTTATTAGACCATCTTTTGAGCCATCAATAGCACCTTGATCTATTCCAAGCGCGGCAAGATATCCGGCGAAGGCAGTTATAGCATGACGTACAGTGCTACCTATTGCGTCGCCTATCAGAAAATTAGCAATCCACTTTTTTATATTATCGAGCATACAGCCTTTTAGATAAGTAAA